AACCTGCGAGGGGTCAGGAAGAATAATATAACCAAAAACCATTAACGAGATCAAAAATGAAATACCTAAAAGAGTACAAAGTAGACATAGCACTCTGGACCGGATGCGTCCTGCACGCGATCATGTGGGGGATCATGCTTGCCAAATGGGGCGAGATGTTCAAAGGCTGAACGCATGAACTGGACCAAAGACAAGACCCTAGAAATCCTGAAAGAGATCCGCGACGAACTCAACAGTCATGCAGAAAATGGAGATTGGGAACATCACGCGAACGCTATTCAATTACTGCATGAGATCATAGGGGATTTGGAAATGGAAATCGCGCAATCAAATTAAAAACCAACCATTAACGAGATCAAGAAATGACAGTTTATCAAATGATATTACCTGAGATTTGCGGGTATGGTGTAAAGGGAAACGGAGCAACACCAATTGAGGCAATTCTAGAGTGCGAGAAAGCATATCAAAAATTGACAAAAGGCTACCGTGAGCATTGGCGAGGTAATGAGGAATATGCAAAATTCACAAGTGCGGTGGAGTACTTTGGTGGGCATCTAGAAATAATTAAGATTCCATCCTGCTCGATTGATGGTGATGGGGATTACATTGGCTCAGGTGAAGTGCTGAAAATCTATAAAGAACGCAATCAAATTAAAACCGGAAAACTTACAGATGCCCTACTTTAGGTGTATCTAATCAAAAACCATAACGTCAGAAAAAACATGATCAAACCACACATAGAGGACAAACCTAAATACACATACACACTCGCTTACCCTGAAGACTTTGTTCCAGCAGGAGAAGAGGAATTTGACGATGAGGATTGGGCATTGGAAAGGCTCAAACAAGATAACAACAATGACGAAGGTTGGGAATACGTTTTACTTCGCCATGATGTTGATGCTGACAAAATGTGGCTATATGAAGACAATAAGTGGGTTTTCATTTGTTAAAACGCAATCACCATCAACCCAATAAGCTTGCCCTCACTTTCATCGGTGGGGGTTTTGCTTTTATAGACTCATCAAGTGAAGCGCATGGTCTCCCCGTTAAACTGGACTTGGCATCTTCCAGGCTTGCCAGCACGATTCTTTGCTACAATGATGACGTTATCACTAGGGACTGTGAAGTCAGGCCGATGCAGGAACATTACTTTATTAGCGTCTTGTTCGATGGCTCCAGACTCACGTAGGTCAGCCAATTTGGGTTCGCGATTGTCACGTTCTACTGCCCTGCCCAATTGTGCCAGCATGAGAATGGGTACACCTAGATGCTTGGCTAGAATCTTCAAGTCGCGGGATATCTGTGCAATCTGCTGCTCTCTTGTGGCGTTTCTGGTCTCAGCCGGCTTAACTAATTGGCAGTAGTCCACGATAACGAAGTCTAAGCCTTGGCGTTGCTTAACTGACTCCGCTTGTGCTGCCATTTGAGAAACGGAAATCACGCTGCGGTCATCAATTGCGAACTTGCACTGTGCAAAGGGGGATGAGTCGAACGTGTTAATACCTGCCTTGAATCTTCTGTAAGGTATTCCGGTAACAAGAGGCATCAATCGTGTACCAACCTCGGCAGCAGTCATTTCTATGGTGAAGAGTAACGTGCTAAGGGATTGGTTTATGGAGTTATATGCAAGGTAGTTCAAGGCTAAGGCCGATTTACCTACTGCGGGTCTGGCTCCTAAGACCACAAGTTCACCTGGCAGAAAGGCTCCAGTAACCTCATCGAGAGAGTCGATACCAGAAAGCACCTTTCCTGTTAAAGTGGTATCATCGTATGCCTTTGCCTCTTCAAATGCGCTTACGGGGTCATAGAGAGCGTTCTCGGAGGTGCTAAGGACTTTAGACATTCTCTCCTGCGTGCGTTCTGCGATCTGTTGGGGGTTTGGGTCATCAGAAGATAGGTTGTCGAGTCCTTCGGATAATGCTTGCTTGGCAAGTCGGTAGCGTAGGCACTTATCCATCGTTTCGATAAAGGTTTTGTACCAGTAAAGACTAGATTGCTCCCAATATTGCACCAACAACCTAAACGTAGGGTCAGCAAGGTCATCAGGCATACCCCTAGTTACCGCGAGTGGACCGGACTGAATAATGTCATCGATGTCCAGAGTTACCAGCTTCTCCCATATTGCTTTGTGCAGGGGATCGGTGAAATGCTCAGGGGTCAGTAGTGCAAGGCCGGCCAGCAACGGGTCTTTGTCTCCCTGCATACATGACAACAGAAATGACTTCTCTGCCTGGGTGTTTGCATAGGAAGGCTTATTAAGCAGAGCGTCATATGTTGTGTGATCCTCAGTCATCGTCGTCATACCAGTTTTACTCCTCCGTTTTTGTTGCGTGCTTCCCAGTACATGGTGTAAGCGTAGTCCTCCCAGAGTTTCGGGTCTGCCATCTCAGGGAATACGGACGGAACCCATCGTGCGAAGTCGACCTTCCAATCAGGCCAGATGCGGGTGAGTTTGTCCTCGGTGCTATCGTACTCAGGATTTAGCAGGGGTGTAGTGACCTTCTCGTAGGAGTCCTCAGTCTTGACCTGTGCTTCCTGATCTTCCCAGCATTCAGCATTCAACCAGGTGGACGGGTGCTTAGAGAATTGAACCTCTCTGGCTTGCATCACATGCTTGTTGTAGAGGTCAACCAATTCGGTAGCGGTTAACTCAGTGCGGTTGTTGGTGCGTAAGGAGACGTATGCCTTCCTGCAATGTGCTTTCCCTACCTTGCGTTGGCATGATGGCCAGAAGTCGTTGTCGAACTCGTTCTCGTACTGTCGCTTGAGTGCCGAAATAGGCTGTGAAGGGTTTTTTTCTTTTTTGGTAGTTTTATTTTTTTGTTTTGAGTCTAGGTAATGCGCGTAACTTCCCGCCTGTGCGCCTGTCTTATATATGGGCGAGGGTTTGCTGGTTAACTGCTGGTTAGTTGTTGGTTGGTTGTTGGTTGGCACTTGCTCATCAACCCGCATGAATACTGTACCTGCGATGGTTGGTTGCTGGTTAACTGCTGGTTGGTTGCTGGTTAGTAGCCCATTTTTGAGCAGATGTTTGACGTTGGTTCGGAAGGTCTGCCTAGACACATTAAAATCAGTATGTCGCAGTGGTTTTCCGATGTTCCCAGAAGCCCAGCAAAGTATCCTCAATGCGAGCGGTTTGTCATAGAGTCCGTAGGTCGTACATAGATCATGCATGTTCACTTACTCCCCTCCTTACTTGGGTCTCTTTCGTGTACGGGGTTTGGACTGAAGCGTACCTCAACGTAATGGTTAGTCTCTGGTCGCTTGTAGTACGATTTGTAGTCAGTGCTGTTATTAACAGGGTAACTTGATCGTAGCACCTTGAGCGTTGTAAACAGATCGTCCGATGACACACTATTAGGAATGTGATACTGCTCGGCGTTTAGTGTTATAATAGTATTTCTCATTTAATCTCAGGCTAATGGTTATTTTAGTTTGGCTAGGGAAGGTTTGTTCTGTGAGTAGGTAACGTGTCCATCGAGTGCTTCACTGACTAGGTCATCCAGTTCCTTGCCCTTCAGACCGGATGCATCTGCAATCAACTTCTTAATCTTACTCTTGCTGATGCTACAGTTACTTGCGAACTTGCCCGCATCGATGCCGTGGTTGTCTTTGAGTTTCTGGAACACACCACCTATGTCGCGGATCACTTGACGGGTAGCACCTGTTTTTAAATGCCATCCTTCAACCGCTCTGGGGTCTTCCTCCAGTATCTCATAAGCACGCTCACGAATACCCTTAATAACCTGCTCGGCAACCTTGCACTTATCTAGCAACTCAGGCATACGAACAGACAGTTCTTGGTTCTCTACTAATTGTATTTCACTCACTATATTTACCTCCTCTAAGGCTTCTGGACATGCGTACTTACTAGGACAGTATTGGCACTGCTTGAATCCTGGTACACGCACGGCATCTGGGTTGTTAATTTTTGTTAGGACATCCTTCAGTTCACGCTCGCTGGCTTCTAGGTGAGGAACCTCGTAACGTGCCATCGTCAGTTTGTTTTCACCCTCCGCTAATGGTTGGATGATGCAGACTGTTATATTACTTAGCCCACCATAGTGCTTCCATGCGGCTACAGCTAGTCCTCTTAGTTGGTAGTTTTCACGGGCATGTTCTACCTCACCTCTGCCAGTCTTATAGTCAGCGATCAGGCAGGTATCTCCGTGAATAACTACTACATCCGGCTGACCAGAGATTTCTTCATCACCGTACCAGAGCCTTTCTTCGCGGTAGATTTCCAAGTCCTCGGTCTCGTTGCCGAATACAGTGTCAAGTGCCTCATCAAATTCTGCCATGCATCGGGCGTACACCTTACCCTCTTCAGGGTTGAGAGTCTCTGGGTCGAGAGAGCCTTCAAGTGCAGCATGGATACGGGTTCCGGTTTCTGCCCACGGAGTAGTCTTCTCCACAAAGGCTTCCCCGTCAGTCCCCCGCTGACCCAGCTCAAGAGCCCAACTACCAGGGCAATGGGCAAGGCGATAAAGGCGCGACATGCTTGGTTTATTTTTCCTTTCATCGGTCATGCCTTAGTAGCCTCCAGTTCTGGGTGTGAGTCTTCAGCGATTGCTTCTTCGATGAAAGCCCCGTCAACAACAGGCTCGGCTACCTTGACCTCCTTCTTAAAGTTGAACTGGTCATCATCTAGGGTTACTCCTTGTTGTATCTCCGGTGAAAGTCTGAGGCGTTTACACAAGGCGCGGATGGCAGTCTTCTTCCACATCTCAAACTCCCAATCCTTCCAGGGACCAGAACTACCTGCTCGTGAAGCTTTCTTAACCTTCTCAATATAATCCCTGTGTAACACCTCATCGTCAACCGCACCACATTTAAGGGTTACCCATGCACGAACAGCATAAGGTTCTCCACGGGGTTCCTTGAGATTAATGTTGTGTTTAGTGACCTCCCCAAGATTGTATTCAAATTCATCGTTCTCACAGATCAGTTCTGCCTTGATTTTCACATATTCATCACTTCTTAAGACCAAGTCGATCAACCCCTTGTAGTCCACAATCAGGGTACATTCATTCTTGAAGGGGATTAAGTGCGCTACCCTACCATCCGGTTGAAGTCCTACAGCAGCAAGGTCCAGAAGGCATTTAAAGACACTCTCCTGTGTACACTTTGCCAGTGCCGGGGTTCTTGTTAATGCTGTAATGGCAATGCGTTGGAACCTCTCACTCGAAAGATGCTGGGGCAATGCCTGG